GACCATGCCGACTTACCTGGCCGATATGGTTCTGTTTGCCCTGCATACCGGATTGCGAGACCAGGAATTGTGCGGGCTAAAATGGGATCATGAAGCCAGAGTGCCGGAACTTGACACGACCGTCTTCATCATTGGGGAGGAACGCGCAAAAAACGAACGCGAGCGGATTGTGCCGCTGAATGCCGTGGCGCGGTCGATTATCGCGAAATATCGCGGGCAGTCGGAATATGTGTTCAACCTGAAAGGCAAACGCCTCGATCGGATCAACAACAGGGCGTGGAAAAAGGCCAGGCTGGAAGCCGGGTTGCAGGACGTAAGAGTGCATGACTTACGACATACGTTTGGGATGCGCCTGCGAGCCGCCGGCGTGAGCTTTGAAGATCGCCAGGATTTGCTGGGTCACCACGCCGGCAGGATCACGACGCATTATAGCCGGGTCGAAATAGCCAGGCTGATCGAATGCGTCGAGCTGCTGTGCGAACGCAAAAAACCCGAATTAACACTGATCAGAAAAACTGGCTAAATCGTCAAATTCTCGCCAGTGGGAAATTCATAACCTAAAATAATTACCGTCAATCGAAAGTAAGTCATTATTTTTAAAAGCAAAATATGGTGCCGATGATAGGAGTCGAACCTACGACCTTCGCATTACGAATACCCTAGCCTCATCGGTATGTTAATAAAATCAATTTGTTGGGTTTTTGCTTTCCGTTCGCAACCTTGCAGAGCCTGTCTAATCCTCTATCAAAATCGTCAAATTATCGCCAGTGAAAAGGGAAATCAATAACTTGATGCCAAATAATTTTGGACGCTGTTTATGTGTAAAATACCTACAAGCTGGGAACCAGAATATCGGCTACACTATTAGCGCAGAAAACAGAGAGACAGCATGAAAAAACTCATCATAATCGTAGCGCTTGTATCGCCTATCGCCTTTGCAGACGTTTACAAATGCACGGGACCTGACGGCGGAATCAAATTTCAAAAACTTCCTTGCGCCGGCAATCCAGATGCCAAGCCCATGGACATCAAACAGCCATCGCCGGCCATGCTGGAGAAAATAAAGCGCGAGGCAGTACGGCAACAAATAGCTGATGAAGAATGGCGAAAGCGAAAGATGGAAGAAGAAAAGCACCAGGCCGAGCTTAACGCCATCCGAGCGCGCGAGGCCGCCTCTGATGAACTCAAAGCATCCATCCGACAATCCCGTATAGAGTCAGCGGAACGCGAGGCACGCTGGGAGCATGAAGACTATTGCCGCACGCGGACTCGGATTAATCCTTCGGATGGGTGCTGATGATGAACTGTCCGCATTGCCAGTGCGAATCCCTATCGGGAGAGCAATTGATTTGCCATGTTTGCGGCAAGGCTTATTACAAAAAACCATCAAGCCCAGAGGAGTTGGCAAAATTTAGAGCTCGAATGTCAGGAACAAACGCTTTAAAAAACAATGACCCTAAAAAAAAGCAGCCGGCTCATCATAGACCCACTGAGTTTGAGCAGTGGCGCAAAAAAGCCATGAATACAATGGGCGTGGTGGCTTTAGGTTTTTTGCTGATGTTCATTGATTTAAATTATTGCTCAGTCCCGATTGCGCCAACAGAAGATCAAAAAATATCGAATTACATAGCAGAGCATCAAATAAGAATCTCGAACCGGCTTAAAGATCCAGATAGCGCTCAATTTAAGGATGTTTTTGTTTCAAAGTCCAGCGGAAGCCCTGTTGTTTGCGGGTATGTAAACGCAAAAAACAGCTTTGGCGGTTACTCAGGATATCAAAGGTTCATTTCGGCGGGAAGCATTCAGGTAGTTGAGTCGGATATGGTCGAAGGAGAAATCGACAAAACATGGCAAAGACTTTGCGCAAATAGTATGCAATATTGACGAGTGATCGATTGACACCGCCTTGAATCGAAGCTATGCTTTTCCTGTCGCCCACATCGGCGGCGCGGGATTGGCGTCTCGGAAATTTCAACGGCATAGAAGCCGCGTAAGCGGTTTTTTTATGCCATGCACTCAGAACGATTAAGTCGGGCTGGGTGAGGCAGTCGCAAGACTGGCCGGTCTCGTTGAAGCCGGTACGCCAACCTCGCTCAGTCCGGCACCCATGATTGGCGTCATGTTGCCGGGAATATCATTTATTCAACGGAGTCAAATCATGACCGCACTCGCATTATCGCTCCAAAACACTCAATTCGACATTATTGACCGCAATGACCGCCCTTGGCTAAAACTACCACAAGTTGCCAGCGTTCTCTATGTAAAAGGGGGTGACCAAAGTGACGCACCCTTTGAAAACGGCATAAGACAAGTACAAAAGCTTTATCAGCGACATGCAGACGAATTCACCGACACCATGACCGCCATGGTCGAACTCGACACGGCCGGCGGCAAACAGCAGATCCGCGTCTTCTCCCTGCGCGGCTGCCACCTCTTGGCCATGTTCGCCCGCACGCCGGTCGCCAAGGAATTCCGCAAGTGGGTTCTTGATGTGCTGGATAATCAGTTGTCCGGAATTTCCGAACAACTGCCCGAGCCCAAGACCAAAAAGGCGTTACCCGGCGGCCTTACCCTAGATCAGCAAGACACCATTAAGGCAATGGTGAAGGCGAACGCCGAAGCGTTGCCCAAAGAACGGTGGGCAGGCGCCACGAAAAAGCAATGGGCGGCCATCAAGAAGAAATTCGGTTGCAGCTACAAGGAAGTCAGTCCGGACAACTTCGTCAACATCATCAGCCTGCTGTCGCGCCTGCCGCTGGAAGGCGAGTTGCTCGATGCCGAGCCCAAGCCCGCCGATAACAGCATCACCATCAGCCTGAATGGCGGCGCCAGTATGCTCACCTTAAATTTTGAAGGCAAGGCCGATACCAGAGGCCGCTATGTGGTCGATTGGTTTGATAAGGCAGTCACGATTACGCCTGTTTCAAAATCCACCTTCACCGCTGCCAGCGGCGAACTAGCCAAACTCATCAGCGAGCCTGGCGGCGCGATTGCATTGAACGATTTGCCGGGTATCATCAAAGCCGCATCGGATCGCATCGGCGATTCGCTGGCATTCAACGCGAGGCGTGCGGCCTCCTAGTCCGGCTAGGGGATGAATCAGAAACCCTCGGCGGCTTGCTGGCTTCCGGGGGTTTTGTCCTTATGGCGCCTGGTAATATTTACCGGTCAAAATCTGCAACGCGACGCGCTTGGCCCGCGCCGGGGTTTGCGCGGCCCAGTTGCTTTTAAGCGCCTGGCTGTATGCCATCGGCCAATCGAGGGCCAGCGCGGCCGCGCGCAGGCGCTCGAAGCGGATAAAGCCATTGACCCCCAATTGAAAGGCCATGTTGATGAAGGCGTCGCGGCGGGCGGCGTCGAACTCTTCTATGCGCGGCCAGGCGGCGCGCAATTTTTCCCTGGTTTTGTCGACATCATCCCCCAGTAAATCTTCGGCAAAGGCGGCCGATATTTTGTCGGGGATGCGCACGCCGTCATTCGTTTTCGGGTTGGCGTCGAGGTTGTGGCCGTAGCCAATGGTTTTAAATCCGGCAGGGCAGCGATAGGCTGTGAGGCGCAGGCCCTCTTCAAATTTCAGTTGTTCAATCAGTATCATTAAGAAATCTCTACGACATACCCCGGCAAGTCGGGGGCGTTGTTGGTGATGGCCGCGCCCAGTTTGGGGTCGATGGTGATGAAAACCTGCGTGCCGTTGGCGCGTCCGGCGACGCCGCGCACGCGGATCGATTGATTGTCTAGCGTCAGGCAGGTGGTCGTGCCGTCGGCATGCTCGGCCTGCACCACGGCGATGATTTGCGACGCGGCCGGGATCAGCGCTTGAAATTGCCGGTAAACGTTCACGAATAGTGCCTCTCGATTTCGACGCGCTGACCGATCGCGCCATGCGCGGCGCTGATAGTAGTGCCGACGGCCAGGCCGCGCCACGGTATCGCATCGGACACCTCGATGAGTTGGCCGGGCTCGATCAATCCGGTGACCTCGTTCAACGGTAAATCAATGGTGACGCGCGCCTGGCGGCCGGTATTGGATAGCTGGTTGCGCGCGCGTTCGCGGCCGGCGTTGGCGTAGGTGATCAGGCTGTCGGTGATCATCGGCGCCGGCCTGTCTCCGGCCGTGCCTTGGCGATAGGCAGAAACCAACACGCCTTGGTTTTGCCCGGAGACGAAAATGTGATTGTAGTCGGGCTGCGGCGTCAGTTGCGTCGAGACCGACCTTGCCACGCTCAGCGGGATGGTTTTGTCGGCGGTTGCGGCCGCCCAGTTCCATGGGCTGATCGGGTAGCGCGGCTCGATGCGCACCAGGTTGCTGGTCCGGTCGGAGTAGGCGCGCGCGCCGATAGCGCCGGCAACCTGGAGGACGGCATCGATCGGCGATTTGTTTTGATAACTCCAGACGCCGCCGGGGACCAGCCATTCCGACGTGCACAGCAACAGCAGGTCAGCATGATAGGCCGCCGACCAGTTGGTGTTAGCCAGCTCGGCGTCGATCAGTTGCGCCGCGGTCATCTGATCGGGTTCAAGGTGCGAGCGGATCGGCGCGTAGGGCGAGGCGAACAGGGCCAGCGGCGAGCGGCCGGTAGCGGTGTAGGTGGTTTCGCCGAACTGCCGGCTTTCGGTCCAGGATTCGATCAGCGCGTGGAAATAATAGCCGTCCAGGTTGATTCGTACCTGGACAGGCTCGCCGTCGATAGGCTCCAGCAAGGCGATGGCCGCCGGCGTTTGCAGGCTCAGCGAGACGCCCCAGGCCCAACTATCGATGTCGAACTGCAGCTGCACTGACAGCACCGGCACATTGGCCAGGTCAGGCAGACGGACGACATGAATGGTATGCAGCACAATGATTGCTCCCGGCCTGATATGGGTATCGGCCTTGAATAGCGGCCATGCCCAGCACGGCCGATTGAATTCCAAAATCGCGCCGCCGGTGTAATCCTCGGCGCGCTGATAAAAAACCAATTCCGTCGATGGCACATAAGGCGGAGGCGGCGGCAACGGCGGGTAAAACCAGCCGCCGAATATCCAGCTATGCGGATCGGCAACACCCCAGGGCGCGACAAACTTTTGCAACCAGGTCGGCGTGCCGACACCGAATTGCGCATCGGTTTCGATGCCGACGCGCCGTGCGCCGCCATAGCCCACGACAACATCATCAGCCTGTCTAGGCGGGCTGCTGTATTGCGAGGCGCAGGCGCGGTCGATTGCGCGGGTCGCTTGCCACGTCGCCATGCCGTCGACCGCTCGGCGCGGCGCGGCTTGATAGCCGCCGCGTTTGTGTTGATGCTTTGACGGCACTTTGTCCCAGCCGTCGGCCAGCGCCGCGCGGCGTGTCGGCACTTGGGCCCAGCCCGCGTCGATGGACGCAGGCAACGGGTTTATTTGGTCCCATGCTTGCCGGCGTTGCGCGAGGGTTTTACGGGCCTGCCGTAAAATGCCTGATATTTCCAGATCGACGCGAGACGATTGATCGGTGTGCGGCGATCGGCGCGACGTTTCCAGACCTCGCCATACCCCTGCCGACCATGTTGCATCCACCGCGGGCGTAACGTCGTCGAGAACTGCTGCCAGCGTGGCCGATAGCGGTGTAACTGCGTACAGGTCGCCCGATGCGTCGTCTAATGTTCCGGCGACCTGCGCCGCCGGCATCGGCACGCAGGCAAGCGCGCCCACCGTATCAGCAAGCGCCGCATCGATCGTTGCTGACGCCTGCGCGACGGCGGCAAACAAACAGGCGACATCATCCAGCGTTCCGGCCAGCGTTGCCTCATGAGTGACAGGCGCGGCCGGATTAAAGTTTAGCTCGACCGCGCTGCCCGCCGGCGCGGTGTACGCGCCGGAAAAGAGCAGGTCGACCGCATTTCCCGACGGCGGGGTGTACGGCACGGCTTACGCGTTGCCTTCGGTCAGCACGGCGCTGGTCACGTGGAGGATGCCGCCGGCATAAATTTGAGTCGACGGCATTTTGATAGGGCCTGCGCCGGCATTGTCGGTGATGGTCAAGTCCATTACGAAAGCGCCGTCTCCGTCGAGCACGCGCGCCCACGTCGCCTGGCCATCGGCATCGGCGCTGCTGTCGTCGACAATCGTGTCGAAGGTTATCACGCTATTGCTGATCGAGCCGGCCGGCTCGGCAAACATCACCGTTCCGAGCAGTGTCTGCGTGGTAATCGCCGCGCCTTTTGCCGGTTGTGTCGCCGTGTAAAACAGCAGCGTTCCAGGTCCTGCACCGGCGTTGATCGCGTCGATGATTTTTTGTGCCCGCGCCGAGCGCAAGGTATCCGCTAATCCGATTCCCATAGTCTCCCCTAAACCGCTTTCACGCGCGCCGCGATGACATCATTGTAGGTATTCTGATCATCTGTCGATGATACGGTAAACTCTAAGTTAGGCCGCAATTGATCGAACTGATATGTCCCGTCAGTATTGGCCAATATTTCGCGCAATAGCACGCCGGTATTTGCCTCATAAAGCCTGACTTTTCTCCTGGCCGGCACCGTGCCGATTTTCACGACACCGGAAATAACACCCGCGCCGCCGAAGTACATCACAAAATCATGCCGCGCGCGATTAATGCCGACGACCCTGCCGGACAGCCCCAGTGTCGCCGGATCGAAGTTTATGCTCGCCCCTTTTAGGGCAACATTAACCAGCCCAGTCATCGCCACGGCCCATCGATATCGACCAGCGTCTCGCCGTTCCCGGTAGCGGCATTTGCCGTCGTGACGGCGAACATTCGACGCCCGATCGGTGACACGTTAGCCGCCACCAAACCGCCATTGCCGAGCGGGCGTGTGTGTAACGGTTGATAGATCCCTTTCAATTGCGCGCGCAGCACTGAAGTGTCAGCCGCGAAGAGCGGCGAAACATACAGACTGTTATTGTTCGGTGACGGATAGGCAATCACTCCCTCACCAATCGCATCTTTTCCCAACGTGAAATTACCGTGCTTCGACGCCGCCACGCTACTGCCGGTCTGGCTGTAATTGCGCGCGAAATAATGCGCTGATTGCGAGCCAATACCGGACGTGCCGATGATTTGGTAGGTAACTGAACTGTTTGACGGCCCCGACGTACTAACCGCATTATCCCCGTAGATCAGGCAGCCATACGGATCTGATGACGCCTCGCTCGCCGGATCACCGAAATGAAACTGCCGATAAGTTCCTGTCTGACCTGCACTATTGGCATAGAAAAAATGAAACTCATAGCCGTCGCCTACCGCCACCCAGGCCCGCGCCGTCGCGTCCGACGTCGACGACTTATTTAACGGCACGCCATTGGTCATTTGCGCGGCGGTCGGGAACGGCGCCACGCCCGTATCCACATCGGTCATTGTCTCGTAGCCGAGCATGTTGGCAGACTTATTGGTATCGGTGTTCGGATTGGCGTCATTGACGCGCAAATACAGCCGGTTGCCGCTCGGCGCGCGATAGACCGCTTTGTTGGCGCCAGAAAAGGGCTTGCCCCAATCCAGCGGCGCGACCTTGCAGGTGATTGTCCCGGTTGCCGGCGTCGCTGGTGTGCCGGTAACAGTAATGTCGAACGTTGTCGATGTGACATTGCTGATTTGAAAATCGCCGTTATATTCGGCCTGATCAGCGCCGGCGATGCGCACGATGGTCAACCCGTCGCCGGCGAAACCGTGCGCCGTAGCAAAGGTCACGGTCGCTGTCGTTCCCGAACGCGTGATGCTCTGCACCGATTTTGAGTTGTAGCCGTCCTTCAAGACGGCATCCAGCACGGAGATCAGCGCGCCGGCCGTGCCGGACAGCGTCGGCGCGCCGGTATCGGTCGAGCGGAATAGTCGGATTGTGGGTATTGTCATCAGTTAGCGTCTCCGCGAATTTGCAGTTTAAAATGATCGGTGTACACGGCCGGATCGGATTGCAGCGTGGTGCGCGCAAGCCAAAGCGGATAGTTGGCGGCGATGGTGTTGAAGCGCAACACGTTGCCTGCAGACCAACCGCTGCCCCATCCTAAGTGATTGAGCGTAAAGTACGGCACGCTGGTAATCGGGTTGACCGGCTGCAAATCGACGCCCGTTGAGCCGCTGGCGACCAGTCCGGAATATTCGCCGTACAGGTTGAATGCCGTCGAGCCGGTAAACACAATCGCCCAGCGCTCTTGAATCGCGCCGGCGTTGGTTGTTTCGATCGGATAGAGCACATCGTTAAACGACGCGCCGGCCGCAGATCCTGACAGCGTATCGCTGAATACGCCGCTCCAGGTTTGCTGGTCGAACAGATTGTTCACCCGCGCCTGCATGTCGCCGATCACCAGCGCCGAACTCAAATAAGTCGTCAACGATGGATAGGCGTGGCGCACCGGCTTCATCAGCTTGATTTGGCCGGTAATCTGTACGTCGGTCACCAGCGCCATGTCCTCAATGCGGTGCTCAATGTGCAACGGCTGCACGTAACCGGTCAGGTCGAGCGGGTCGGCCATCGTCACCGTGCCGGCATCCAGATCGGCCGTGTATTTGTTGGTAGGAACGATCAGTCCGTTCGCGTCGAAAACCTTGGCATAACTCAGCAAAGTGCGGCCGCAATCGTGTACGCTGCCGGCGGTGATCGGGTCGGGCAGCTCTAAAACCTGCGTGTTGTGGATCACCGCCACGTTGCCGACCCGGAATAGCGGCACGCGGCCGTCTTGCGGCAGGCGCACGGTTTCCACACCCAGAATATCGGCGTCGAGCGGAATGTAGCTGATCAGCACCGCGTTAAAGGTGATGGTTTCCGGCTTGACTAGCAAAGGCTGCCAGATGTAGCCACCGGTGTCGATGTTGGCCGGGTTGTACCAGTCCGAATTGTCCTTGATCTCCTGCGACAACGTGCTGGCGAGCACCTTTTTACCGAAGCCGATCTTGAAGATGCCAGAACTCCAATCGACGCTGCCCTTGAGCCACTCATGGGTCAGAATGCCGTTGTTGTCGGCGCTGGCGACGATATTGTTGCCCTGGTGATCGACGCATACCAGCTGGAACTGGCCCGTAGCCAACGGTGCGCCGGGCGCGCGGCCGACGACACCAATCACGTAACGGTCGCCGACTTCGACCGCACAGGCCTTGATGTCGATGCTGTTTGCACCGCCCGACCAACTGGTCAGGATAACGTTGCCGGTCGCGTAATCGATGCTGCCGCAGGCGGTCGCCGAATCGGTCGCGTTGGAGTGCGCGCGGTACAACAGCCCGCCGCGATCGATCACCGTGTCGCCGCCGAACACGAACTTCAAACTGCCCGCCAGCATGCTGTTGGTGGTGTAAGGCGTGATGTCCAGCTTCAATTCGTTCATCGCCTGATTGATCGTCGGCGCAGCGCTGCCGGAGGCGGTTGTTTCCGTGTATTCGTAGGAGATGCTTTGCGCGGCAGCCGACAGCGTCGTTGTGCGAATCTCGAAAATCGGCTTGCTGATCGGCGCGCTGCCGTTGCCGTTGTGTTCATCCAGCCACACGCTCGATGTTTCCATGCCGACGATGCTGTTGTATTGCATCAATACCGAGGCGTCCAATGTGCATGCGCCGCTGGCGTAATTGATGCT